ATTTGCTATGCTCCTTAAGACAGGTACGCTGTCCCTGAAAACGGTTGAGCCATTGTCAGTGTTAAAGTATTAAGACTATTATAATCTATTCCAGTTTCCAATACATCTCCAGCGCTTGATTTTACAGTTACTGCTGGCGAAAAGCCTAAATTATGATTTATAGTAACTGTATAGATACCGCCTACGGGACCTACTACTTGAGCGAGTTCCCATGAATAAACAAAGGCTATGTCTTCTTTTGTAACAAGGTCGATTATATTGGCCCCAGCCCATGTAATATCTGAAAGCTTTGGCCCATAAAATTCATTTGTTGTTGTATTGAAGTAAAAGTCTCCCTCAAGTCCAAGGTTATTCGCTGGAGAAGAGGTTCCATTAAGGATTGTTCTTCCTCTAGGTCCTTGGGGACCAGGGGTACCAATAACAACTTTGTTTACTTGTTCGGTTATCTTTATTGTCTCTGGCATTATATTGTGACCGATCTACTCAAAGTCAGAAAACCCTCAACAAGTTTTATCTTATTTAAATTGGTATCTGTAACCATCAAGTCATAAGATGACTTTGGGTAAAATAGTTTATTTGTTTGAGTAGGAGTCATTTTACAAGTTAATTTACCATTAGGTCCATCAATTGTAATTCCGCCTGAAGGGGATGTTAAAGTAAATGCTAATTTTGTTCCACCCTTTGTATCTCTAACCTGCAACTTTGCTGTTGCACCAGTCAAGTTAATAGGGGTATCATTATTGTCTTTATATTCGACAATAAATGTAAAAGTAGTATTTTGATCTACTTCGAAATTTTTTTGTACTGCCATTTGCTAAAATCTCCTAAAATAGGAAAACTCCTATGCCCATTTTAGCATAGGAGCGATCCTAATCTATTATTAAGTTTTACTTCTTTGTGAAGCCAAAAGACGACTCGTTTGGATTAAGCGCCTTTAAAATAACTGGTAGACATGCTGCAATACCACCCTTAATTAAATCTCCTGGGTCAGTATTTCCAGTCATGTAAAGAGCGATAGCGGCACCTAGAAAGTGACGACCATAGCTTGCTAACGCTGCTAGAATTTTCTCCTGCATTGTTACCTTTCCATCATTGTTTAGATCTTCTTTAATTGTTGCCAATTTAGATCCTCCTATTTCTGGGCCTTGTGCCCAGGAATTTTGGGTGTTACCCCAATTTATATTATATACCTATTAGGCAGAAATGTCTACAATCTCACAATTTCCGTCTGAGGTACAGGCAAGCGTTTGTGTTCCGCTTGTGCCATCTTCTGTCTCATAGAAAGATAAATCTTCCCATCGAATAGATGTAGGCATTTTTGAGAGCAAGTCTTCATATTCCTCTTTTGTTACTTCTTGATATGGAGCTTGCTTATATGAGTGGTCTGAATGCGGTAGGAATGAAATTCCAGACACCTCATCGAAATGCTTATATACCCAAGCACCTACTTCCATCCATTCGTCTTCCTTTACGGATACTGTAATAGAAGGTTTATGCTCACACCATTCACGTTGATATACAAGCCAAGTATTTAAATGTTCGATAGCGGTTAAGTCATTTCTAATAATTGCACCTTCTGGTGCTTTTACTGGAAATGAGAATACATATGTGTCGGTTGGTTTCATAAAGTCATCTTCTACTGGAATCCCAACTTCTTTCAAAAATGTAGATAAAGGATCTTTCTTGTCTCCACGAACTGTACGGATATAGTATTGAGAATGCCATGGGTGCATTCCTGAAGATACCCCAGTCAATTGAGAAACTGTTCCAGATGGCTTTACGCAAGTAATTGCAGCAGATTCATTTATGCCAATCTTACCAGCCTCTTCTTGATTAGTTTCTCTGGCATAAGTCCTCATATCGCTTAAAAACTTACCTAAATCATTTAGGTCTTGCTTTCCAGACATAAACTCATGTCCAAATTGTCCAGTGATAGAAACTCCAAGTAGTCGTTCTTCTTCTGTATTATCTTTCCATACTTTACGAAGATATTTAAAATCTGTTAGAGTTGACTGCCAAGTACCAAGGATTGTAGCTAGTCTAATTTTATTAGCAATATCTTTTCTTGAATCGTGTTCTCTAATTACGACTTCAGAAAGGTTACAAAATTGGTAAGGTCTGAGGATAATCTCTGAGCAAGGGTTGGTTCCGTAATGGATTTCAGGGTCTCTACGTCCCCATCTTGCTGCCTGCTTTTGAGCAGCAGCCACATTGTATATACCTCGTTCTCCTGATTTAGAATCATATAAGTTTTTCCATTCTGCAATAAACTGCTCCATTTCTGGTTTGCGAGAATATGCTACTGAGTTATTTGATAAAGCTCTTTGTGAATTGTTTTCCCACCAGTTACCTGATTTAGCTGATGCCATTTCGATATCATTAATATTTGATAAAGAAATCATAGCAGAGCGTCGTACACCGCCAACAACAACTACTTCACCAATCTTACACATAATATCATGTGCTTCAATAGGTTTCAATTGACGACCTGCTGCTCCTTTAAATTTAGCAATTGTAAAATCAAAAAGGTTGATTAAAGGCTGTGGTCCAGATGAACGACCACCCATAGTTTTTAAACGTGCTCCAGCTGGACGTAACTTGCTAACATCAATTGCTGGAATCTGGCCTGCCCAAAGCATCGCTAAAAGTTCACGATATGCTTTAGCCCAACCGTTTTTAGAATCTTCTACAACAATAATAGTTGTCGATTTTTCAAATGATTCTGGAACGGCAGGAAGTTTATTAACATACTTATACTCAACAGAAAATCCTACACCAGTGCCACACATCAATATGTACATCGTCTCATCAAATGATCGTGGTGAATCTACTGGAACAAATGAACAGTTGTACCCTGCAACATGATCTCTATCAAGAGCGGGTCCTGCAGTCATGATTGCTCTCATTGATGGCATTACATTACGATCATAGATTGCTTCTTTAAGTTCTTCTATTAATTCTGCTGATGGCTCATATTTATAATTTTCAAATAAATGATTTAGCATGAAGTCAAAATATCGATCTACAGTCTCACCCCATTTTTCACGACGGTTATCTTCAGATATCCATCTTGCATATCGTGATAATGCAATAAAGTTTTCATATGGGTTTTCGATAATTCTTGACATAAATACTTCTTTCTCCGCCCAGCGGTATAGTTTATTTTTTTGAGTAAGATACCAATTCTACCAAACTTTATTTAGCGTGGGAAGGGTTTATGAGAATTTTTCTTCTAAATGATTAAATGCATTCTTAGTCAACTCAATCCAATTGTATTTTTTATGAATTTCAGTCGACTGAGTATAATAATATGAGGACATAGCCTTAAAGTTATCCACAGCAAAATACATTTGTTCTAATAAATGATCTGCATCTGGTTTGTAAAATCTTCCAAGGTGTGGATCACCTACAGCTTTTGGAACTCCTTCTGTTTCTGCATCTGTAAGTCTTGACTTTAACTTTAGGGGTCCAAGAAATTCTTTGTAGTGTGCCCAATCATAAGTTGAGATTACAGGCATTCCAGTTGCCAGTCCTTGAAGCGGAATAAACCCAAATCCTTCTCCCCAAGTTGGATAAACAAGGATGTGGTGTCTATGATATAAGTTTACTAAATTTTCTAAAGTATATTCTTCCGTAATAATTTCTATATTATCAGCAATTTTCTCTGGAGTAACAAACTCTCCTCTATCATTATATAATCTTAATGTATGTGTACCATGAGCTTTAATGGTTAATTTATATTTAGGATTATTCTTAAATAGTTTTAAGAATGTCTCTACTACTAGTTGACCATCTTTTCTTGGAGAAGGTTCTCCAATATGTAAAAATTTAATTACTCCATCTGATTTAATTTCTCTTTTATATGGAGTCCAAACTTTTTCTATACCATGTGGATAAACTTTAATTGGGCGGGTAATTCCATTATTCTTATATACATCTGCAGTCCAATCAGATGTTGCCCATATCTCATCACATAGATTCATTCTTTCCCGCCATTCATCACGAATTCTATCTGACTCCCAAGGAGTATATCCAATTTGATATTGGTCTCTGTGTAATTTATAGTGATGAGGCTGTGTAAAATTTAATTGAAATTGAGCTTTAGGATCTGCAAAGTCGACTTTATGCCCTAATTCCTGAAGGGTCCTAACAATATTTTGTCCAGCATATCCAAATCCCACAGCTGGATTTAAGCCCGCTCTTATTGTGTAATACGAAATATGCATTAAATTTCCTAGTCAACTGACTTGACAGTAACTTACCGCCAATGCTACCATTATAGTTCGTTATCTCTAAAGGAGGAAATGCCAATGGAGAATATCAAACAGCGTTTGAGCGATGTTGCTCACAACTGGTCGTACATAGGAATGATAACATTGTTTCTATTTACTGTCCAGCCTGGACCAACAGTAACTCAAGCATTGCAGGTGGAAACACCTAAATCAACAGTACAACTAAAGAAAGAAACCTTAGAGAAGTACAGCAATACTGTGTACAAGCCTTCTGAGACGCTAACAGATGCAGAACTAAAAGAACTTTTGGCAGCTGTTGGCTTTGAAGGAAAAGCCCTTAAAATGGCTTGGGCTATTGCTAAGTCAGAATCTAATGCTAGACCTATGGCTTACAATGGTAACAGGAAAACTGGAGACAGTTCCTACGGAATTTTTCAGATTAATATGTTGGGTGAACTCGGCATTGATCGTAAAGAAAAATTTGAGCTAAAGTCAAACATTCTATTGTTTGATCCCGTAATAAACGCAGAGATAACGTATTATATGACCAAAGGCGGAACCGATTGGTCATCATGGTCTTCCCTTAACGGGGCAAGATTTAAGGAGTTCCTAGGGGAATTCTAAAAGTTAGAAAGGAAGGTACATGAAGATACAGTATGTGTCTAAGTACCTTCTGTTAGCAGAGAAGGGCCTTGTTCCTGGACTTGAGTGTCCAATGGACCAGGGCCCTTTAATGCCTAATATGGACATAAATGATAATATATATTTATATTGCCTTTCATGTACCTACAAAAATCTTGTAGGAATAGATCTATATGAAAAGATTGTCAATAAGGTAGAAGAAGCGGGAGATAAATAATGGAACAATGTGCATGTGTAGATTTTAATAACCGTTGTGATGAACACAAAGATTTAGTTATTGGACCAAATTTGATTGGTGGCGGATACGAAACATTCTCTGGGGAATTAATGGAAGAATCTCCAAACCCTCAAGATATGAGATCACCAGAATTTGAATCTGGACATATCCCAGAAACAGATGCTATGGGCAGAGAAAAGTTCTGGGAAGATTTAGGAAGACCAAATGCCTGATAATCAGGAACCATCTCAAAATCTAGAAGATAACCTACCAATGGTTAACTATATTATGCTTCATAGAATTTATGACTTTTTAACACTTATATCAAATAAACTGGTAGGGCCAGAAGATACCTCAAAGATGGTTTCATATCATGACGCAGGATATCTATTAGGTCCAGCACCATCATATTCACCATCAGAAGAAAATCAAGAAAAGTAGTTGACTTAGAAAATTTCGTATGTAATAATTAAACCTGGCACGGATTGTAGCATCCCACCAAACTTTGCTCTCCGTGCTTGCGCTTAGGCGCAGCAGAACCCAATTGGATCCGCCTCCGATTGGGTTTTGTACTTTTTTAGAGAGCCCCGTAACAGACTTGAACTGTTGACCCTTCGCTTACAAGGCGAATGCTCTACCACTGAGCTAACAGGGCGCTGGCCATCCAAGAATCGAACTTGGTACCTAGAAGTTAACAGCTTCCCGCTCTGCCTAATGAGCTAATGGCCAATTAAATCATTATACTAAATATAGTGCGAAATTAAAAGTGCGCCCGAAAATTGCGGCGGCGGAAGAGAAGAAATGTTTCACATGAAACAATATACCCAATATACAACTAAATAAATAAAAGAATAGAAAATATCATATATAGGACCAATATACCAGCACACATACGAACTAATTCTTTTCTAAACATTAAGATACTCTTTTCTGGGTTTTACGGATATGAGTCCTAATTCGATGACAATTGGAGCAGACGACCTCACATTTAGCAATTTCTTCATCTATCTTCTTTTTAGACAGGGTCGGAATAAGCTCCATAACATTTTTATGCTTTTTACCACGGACATGATCAAAGTCCATTACATAATAGGGATAATACTCTTTACAATCCATACAAGGAGATTTCTCTTTAAGGTCTCTAATGTATTGCGCCAAATAAGCCTTCTGCTTGGCAATAGAGAGCTTTTCAGCCTTCATCTTAGATAATACCTGCAAAGAAGCTCATTATGGCTTAATTATAGCAAGAGAATTGTTTTAGACTTCCCGCTTTTTTAAAAATTTTTAAATGTATGTATTATTCTTAGTCAACTGAAATATTTACAGTATTTATCAAAGTCTTATCTTGAGATGCAATATCTCCACGACCTTGATCCATTTTAGCAATAGCATCTTCTTCTGATGAAGCCAAGACATTTACAATTACCTTTACTTCATATGTGTAGCAATTTAAAGCCATTATTATTTTCCGATCCAAATTAAGATTCTATTAAATGTTAATAAAAAATTTTTTTCTATTTACAGCTTCTTTGATGATTAGTTAGAGTCATATGAGCAAAACCTGATCTTACTTCGATTTCCCGCCCACATTTATCACATTTAACGATCCTATTAGATGCCATGAATGTATTTTATAATATGTATTAATTCTAGTCAACTAGAATATTATCTGATAAATAGGAAATACATGATAATAAAACTTACTCCAAGAAATATAGATTCAGCTATCATATTTATCCTTAATTTGATATAAATGTATCATGTATTATATATTGATACCTGGGGATATTAGATTTTAAGCAAAGCCCCCCTTTCCCCCCATTATTAAAAATTATATAATGTTGAGAAAGAGAGAAGCTAGACACCTGGTACATATTGAGTTTCAGTGTAAGCCCCCCACAAACCATGATAAGTATAACATGATGAAAATTGTTAAGTCAAGACTTATTTAAAAAATTTATTTGCAAAGTATACAGTTAGACAAATTCCTAAAATTACAGCAAGGATTAGCAGATTCCGATCTGAATGATCGTATGTGCCAAAATGCTGAGCTAGGTTCATATCTGTATCATAGCATATATTTCTAGTCGACTAGTATTTTAGAT